ACCCTGCCGCGACTGCCACCACCTCGGACACTGGCAACAAGGCCGCTGCCCACACTGCCAACACACACACAACCGCAAACGCAACACCGCACGCGGCAACCGCTACGGACACGCCTACCGCAAAGCACGAGCCCGCCTCCTCGCCAACAACCCCACATGCCACTGGTGCGGCGCCCCAGCCACCACAGCCGACCACCTCACACCCGCCAGCCTCGGCGGCACCATCGCCGGCAACCTCGTCCCCGCCTGCACACACTGCAACAGCGCACGCGGCAACCGACCCGCACCACCCCGAACTTTTTAGAACACACACCCAAACCTGCACCCTCGCCTAGTCACGCTTTTTGCCCGGATGGTTTCCCGAAGTCGGTCAAGGAGAACCCGGCCGTGATCCACGCCGACCTGGCGCCGTTGGCGGTGCCGCTAGACACCCTTGAGACGCTGCCGGGTAACCCACGTCGGGGCGACGTGGCGGCTGTGGTGCGGTCGTACGCGGAGTTCGGGCAGCGGAAGCCGATCGTCGCTCGTCGCCACGCATCGGGCACGGCTGGTGGGGTTGTGATAGCGGGGAACCACCAGCTTGCTGCCGCGCGGGAGCTTGGCTGGGACGAGATCGCTGTGGTGTGGGTCGACGAGGTCGACCCGACGTACTGCGACGTGATCTGTCGCCGCTACCAGCAGCATGCAGGCGTGGCGCCGATCAACGTCGAGCTCGGCGAGCAGGTCGACTTCGGGTGAAGGTCATCTATGTCGCCGGTCCCTACCGCGGCGACGTGGCGGCGAACATTTACCGCGCAATGGCCGCCGCTCTGGCGCTGTGGGACGCCGGCTATGTGGCGTTGTGTCCCCACCTGAACACGGCGTGGTTCGACGATGCCAGACCGACGGTACCCGACGAGCGGTGGCTCGAAGGCGACCTCGAGTTGATGCGTCGCTGCGACGGCGTCGCTCTCATAGACGGGTGGCAGCACTCCCGAGGTGTCGCCGCCGAGATCGCCGAGGCGCGACGGCACGTCGGGATCCCAGTCAGACTGCTCGAGGAATGGATCGCAGATGGGCAAGAGAGGTCCGGCGCCGAAGCCGACGAACCTGCGGATCCTCCACGGAGAGGAGAACCGCCGCATCAACCGCAAAGAGCCGCAGCCGCCCACCTATGAGGCGCGGCCGCCCGAATGGATCTCCGACGACGCCGCGGCAGTGTGGGAACGCCTCGCGCCGTCGCTACAGACCAGGGGACTCCTCACGCCGTGGGACGTTGACACGTTCGCCGTGCTATGCGACGCCATCGCTCAGTACCGCCAGGCATCAGAACTCATCGTCCGCACCGGTCCGCTGATCAAGGGACAGCGCGGCACCGAGGTCCGCAAGAACCCGGCAATGCAGATCGTTCGCGACACCGCACAGACGATCCGTGCGTACGCACAGGAGTTCGGACTCACCCCGTCAGCGCGGGTGGGGCTGTCGATCGAGGACGTGCTCGATGGCACAGAGGAGGCATCTGTCTTCGGCCGCATGTCGGCGCGGTGAGCGCGTCTGCGACTGGATCGAGAGGTTCTGCTGCCACACCCGGGGTCGCCTCGCCGGCCAGCCACTGATCCTCGAGCCGTGGCAGCGCGACTGGGTCTGCGAGGTGTTCGGACCTGTAGGCCGCGACGGCAACCGCAAGGTCCGCACAGCGCTCCTCGGTGTCGGCCGCAAGAACGGCAAGAGCACCCTCGCTGCTGCGATAGCTCTGTACCTGCTATTCGCCGATGGCGAACCCGGAGCCGAGGTCTACAGTGCGGCCGGCGACCGCGACCAGGCGAGGGCCGTGTTCGACACCGCCAAGATCATGGTGCAGTCCGGGCCGCTACACCGATACGCGGACGTGCGGCGCAACTGGATCGAAGTGGCCCGCACGAACAGCGTCTACCGGGTTCTCAGCGCCGACGCTCGCCGCCAGCACGGCCTCAACCCTCACGGCGTTGTGTTCGACGAGCTGCACGTACAACCCGACCCGGCGCTATGGGAAGCGCTCTCCTCGGGGACCGGAGCGCGCGAGCAACCTCTCACGGTCGCGATCACCACCGCCGGATCCGACCGCTCGTCGATCTGCTGGGAGCTGTACGACTACGGCCGCCGCGTCCTAACCGGCCAGGTGCACGACCCGTCGTGGCACTTCCGATGGTACGGCGCCGACGACACCGCCGATTGGACAGACCGGTCGGAGTGGGCAGCGGCGAACCCTAACCTCGGCGTCAGCGTCCGCGCGGACTTCCTCGATGCCGAGTTCCGCCAAGCGCAGCAGCAACCGTCCCGCCAGAACACCTTCCGGCGGCTCTACCTGAACCAGTGGACGTCGACCGATGTCCGCTGGATAGACCTCGGTCTGTGGGACGAGAACGCAGGCCTGTCGATCCGCGAGGACACCCTTGCGGGCCGGTCGTGTTTCGGCGGCCTCGACCTTGCAGCGACGAAGGACTTCACTGCTCTCGTCTGGGTATTCCCCGACGAGCAGACCGGCGAACACACAGTGCTGCCCCGCTTCTGGCTGCCCCGCTCCGCTGTCGAAGGCCGAACGGCGATGCGTGCCACGCTCGAACAGTGGGAACGGGACGGCTGGCTGACAGTCACCGACGGCGACGTCGTCGACTACACAGCGATCGTCGCTCAGATCGTCGCTGACGCTGAGCGGTTCGACGTCCGCGAGATCGCTCACGACCCGTGGAACGCCGAGATCCTCCGCCAGACGGTCGAGAGCGAAGGGATCACGATCTGGCCGCTGCGCCAGACCATCCCTGCACTCACCGGACCGAGTAAGGAGCTCGAGCGGCTCCTCGGGGAACGCCGGTTGCGTCACGGCGGCCATCCCGTGCTGCGGTGGATGGCCGACAACGTCACCGTCACGTCTGACAGCAGCGGAAACATCAAGCCTGACCGCAAGCGCAGCGTCGAGAAGATCGACGGCATCGTCGCTCTCGTCGACGCGCTCGCTGCCGTCATCCGAGAGCGCGAAGCCGCGGTCGATGTCGCCGCGCAGATCTACTGACCCGACGGGAGTCGCCGATGCGTGATGTCCTCACGACACTGCTCGAGCTTGTCGGTGTCGCCGCTGTCATCGCTGGCGTCGCGTTGTGGTCGCGGCCTGCTGCGCTTGTGGTGGCCGGGACCGTGATCGCTGCGGTCGGCTGGGGACTGTCGGTACCTCGAGGAGGTGCAGGTAGGTGAGTCTCATTCGTCGCATGGTGACCCCGTCTGCGGGCCAGCGGTCGTGGAATCCGACGCTGGTGTCGGACACCATCGCTGCCACCCGCGGAGCGTCGAGCTACGCCGGCCAGACAGTCACCGTCGATACCGCGATGCGGCTCCCAGCATTCTGGGCGTGCGTGCGGCTCCTCGCGTCGACGATCTCGGCGCTGCCGCTCGACACCTACCGCGACGACCCGGGACTCGACGCCGTCGAGATCGCGCCGCCGCCGCTCATCGAGACACCATCGAACCTTGTCCACCGCGACGGGTGGCTGTACCAGATCATGGTGTCGCTTCTCACCGCCGGGAACGCGTACGGCATCGTCACCGACACCGACCGCGGGTACGCGACCCGTATCGAGATCGTGTCCCCAGCCGACATCGTCGCTGAGCAAACGTCGCCGCTGGCGCCGCCGACCTGGCGGTACCGAGGCGAACCGGTCGACTCGTCGCTGATCTGGCATGTGCCGGCGTGGCTCGTGCCCGGCTCTCCGATCGGACTGTCCCCGGTCGCGTACGCACGCCAGGCGCTCGGGATCGGCCTCGCCGCCGAAGAGTACGCAGCACGCTGGTACGGCGACGGCGGCCATCCGACACAGGCACTCGCGTCCGACCAGCCGATCACTCAGGAACAGGCCGAAGCCGCGAAGCAGCGGTACCTGCGGTCTGTCGGCACCGGCCGCGAACCGGTCGTGCTCGGCGGAGGCCTGAAACCGATCTCGCTGCAGATCGCACCCGAGGACGCTCAGCTCCTCGAATCGGAGCAGTTCACTGTCGGCCAGATCTGCCGTCTTCTCGGGGTGCCTCCCGAGATGGTCGGCGCTGCCGCTGACGGCGGCAGTTCGGTCACGTACGCGAACCGTGAGCAACGTGCCCGCGACTTCCTCGTGTACGGCGTGCAAGGGTGGCTGGTCCGCCTCGAGACGTCGATCTCTGCGTTGCTGCCGCCAGGACAGGTCGTCCGCTTCGACGTCGACGACCTTCTCCGCGCCGACATGGCGTCCCGCTACGCGGCGTACCGCACAGGCATCGACGGCGGATGGCTGACCGTCAACGAGGTCCGCGCCGAGGAACATCTGCCACCAGTCGCCGGCGGCGACGTCGCCGCATCACGGCCGGCACCGACACCGATCATGGAGCCTGACCTATGAGACGCATCGAACGGCGCACCGTCAGCGACGCCGAGCTCGAGACACGTTCCGGCGACGACGGCCAGATCCACCTGCGCGGATACGCTGCAGTGTTCGACAGCGAGTCTCGCGGCGAGGTCGTGACGTCGACAGCGTTCACGCGGACCCTCACCCACGACCACGACGTCCGACTCCTCGTCAACCACGACGGCGTGCCGCTCGCCCGCACCCGCTCGGGCACCCTATCGCTGTCCACCGACGAGCGCGGCCTCATCGCCGAGGCCACCCTCGACGCCGCGAACCCGACAGTCGCGGAGCTGCACTCAGCGATGAGCCGCGGCGACATCGACCAGATGTCGTTCGCGTTCCGGGCCGTCGACGAGCAGGTCGTCGACGGGATCCGCGAGCTACGCGAAGTCGAGCTGTGGGACGTGAGTGTCGTCACGTACCCGTGGTACGAGGACACCAGCGCCGAGCTGTACAGCGCCGTCGACCGTCTCGTCGAAGCCCGCGGCGCAGCAGCAGCCGCCGAGATCCTCGACGAGGCCTCTCAGCGCACAGAGGAGCAGCACGTCCCGCACGAGGACGACGAGGTCAAGGACGACCTGCCGGCGGTGCGCCTCGTAGCAGCACGCGCTCTGTTCCCGACCCGATAGATCTCGCTGCCAGCTCGGACCCATCTGGCTCGGACCCCACGCAGGGCACCACCCAGGTCGGGCACCACCTGGCTGCCAGAAATAGCCAACCCATCCCAGATAGCAAAGGAGGCCGTCATGGCCGAGTCCATGCGCGACCGTCTCGCCCGCGAGATCCGCGAGCGTTCCGACCAGGTCGAGGCGCTGATCAGCAGCGCCGACGCCGACAACCGTGACCTCACCGCCGAGGACTTCCAGACGATCAGCGAGGCACGCGCCGACCTCGACGCGATGCGCTCCCGTCTCGCGGACCTCGACGCGTTCGCCGAGGAACGGCAGCGACTCGTCAAGCTCGCCGCCGACCTCGACTCCACCGCACCCGACGACGACGCCGACCCGGCACCGGTCGTGGCCGTGCGGTCGGAGCCGCTCACCTACCACGAGCGCTGCGGACACTCCTTCATCCAGGACGCGTTCCGCGCGCAGTTCCGCGGCGACGCGTCCGCTCAGGCCCGCATCGCCCGCCACCAGCAGGAAATGGAGGTCGAACTCCGCGACGTCGGCACCGGCGCTTTCACCGGCCTCGTCGTCCCGCAGTTCCTCACGGACCTGTACGCGCCGCTCGCCCGCGCCGGCCGCGTGACCGCGAACCTGTGCCGCAGCCTGCCGCTGCCCGACAGCGGCATGGTCGTCGACATCTCCCGGATCACGACCGGCACAGCGACCGCATCGCAGGCGACCGAGAACTCGGCGGTGCAGGAAACCGACATCGACGACACCCTCCTCGCTGTCGACGTCCGCACGATCGCCGGTCAGCAGGACGTGTCACGTCAGGCAATCGAGCGTGGAACGCTCGTCGACCAGGTCGTGCTCGAGGACCTCGCCGGCGCCTACGCAGTCACGCTCGACACCCAGGTCATCAACGGCTCCGGCGCTGCCGGCCAGATGCTCGGCATCCTCGGCACGACCGGCATCAACTCGGTGACCTACACCGACGCCTCACCGACCGTCGCCGAGGCATTCCCGAAGATCGCTGACGCGATCCAGCAGGTGAACTCGGCGAGGTTCCTGCCCGCCGACGTCATCGTGATGCACCCACGCCGCTGGGGATGGTTCACCGCAGCGGTCGACAGCCAGAACCGCCCGCTGGTGGTGCCCAACAGCAACATGCCCCAGAACGCCGTCGGAGTCGGCCAGCCCGCCTCCTACGGTCCGGTCGGCACCCTGTTCGGACTCCCCGTCTACACCGACGCGAACGTCCCGACGAACCTCGGTGCAGGCACGAACGAGGACCGCATCATCGTCACGCGTTCGTCGGAGCTGTTCCTGTGGGAGCAGGCCGGCGGCGCACCCCGTGCGCTGTCGTTCGAGGAGACATCGCCGCACACCCTGACGATCAAGTTCGTCGTGTTCGGCTTCGCGGCGTTCACCGCCGGGCGGTACCCAGCGTCGACGAGCGTCATCAGCGGCACCGGACTCGTCACCCCGACCTTCTAACCGCTCGAGGCGGAATAGGGGCACAGCCGAGCGGCCGGGACCCGGCTCTAAGTCGGTCCCGGCCGCTCCGGCACCCACCTGCACCCGGAGACGAAAGGCCTCCCTGGATGGACACCGCATACGCTGCTGCGCTGCAGCGCGAATACGACATGTACGTCGCGCAGGGACGCAAGGACCGCGCCGCCGACGTTGCCGCGGAACTCAACCGCATCGGCGTAGCGCCGATCGAAACCGCCGACGCAGCGCCGGCCGAGAAGGCCGTCGCTCGCCCACGTAAGCAGCGCAAGACCTCGACTGAGAGCTGACGTCGTGGCGTACGTGACCGCAGCCGAATGGGAGATGTCCGGCGGTCACCTGACCGACGGTATGGACGGGTCCCGCACCGACGCGCTCCTCGAAGGAGCGTCGCGGTATCTCGACCGGCTGCTACACCGCTCGTACCCGCTCGAAACCCACACGTCGACCCGTAACGTGCGTCTCGACGGGACCCGCACCATCTACCTCGACGACGACCGCCCGCCCGCCGACGAGGATCTCTGGCAGCTCACCGTCACATCGTGCGAGATCTACGACACCGACGGCACGTCCCAGGGCACCGTGCTCGCAGCGTCGATCGTGACGCTGTGGGCGGCGTCGGACGCCTACCTGCTGCTGCCATCGACAGCGCCCACAGCTGACGGGTGGACCGCCCGCGTCACGTACACCGCCGGGTACACCACGATCCCCGACGCCGTCCGTGAGGCCACCCTCGAGGTCGCCCGATCGTTGGCGCTGCGCGACCTCGACCAGCGCGACCCCCTCGACCTGTCCATCGCCGGCGCCGCAAAAGCACGCGCTGCAGAGATCGCCGCCGCATACGCGACGGTCGCTGTCGCCTAAGAGGAGCACACCGGATGAACCTGACCGCACCCGACGACGTCGTGTCCGTGACGCTGTCGATGCCGACCGGTCCTGTCACGATCGACGGACCCAGCGTCGACATCGACGACGCCCTCGTCGCCGCCGAGCTCGTAGCTCTCGGCTGGCAACCATCGAAGCCCGCGAAGAAGACGTCCGCCTCGAAGGCCGACAGCTAGATGGCCGCAGCGGCGACCCGGCCGAGCGAGATCGTCGACGGTGTCGTCCGCTGGCTGACCTCAGCGACAACACTCGCGACGGTCCCGACGATCGCTGCGTGGCTGCCATCGGTCGAACCGTCGCGGCCGAGGATGCCGGCGGTGTACGTGCACCTCCTCGGGATCCCGGACGCACGCGCAGCATTCAACGGTCAGGGCGGCGTCCGCGACCGCACCTACAGGGTCGCTGTCGACGTGTGGTGGTCGATCACGAACCCCGACCCCACCGGCGACCAAGCAGACGTCGCTGACCTCACCGAGGACGTCCTGACACGTCTCGCGTCCGACCCGACCTGGGGTGGCCTCGTGTTACGCAGCGGAGGTCAGGTCACCGTCGGACCCCTCGACGACACCTACACCGACCTCCTCGCCGGCCGCGGAATCCTCACGTGGCGCATAGCGGTCGACGCCGACCGCTACCCGATCGCAACTACCTAGACCCCCGATAGGAGAACGTCATGCCTAACGCGTCAGCTCTGCAGCTCATCGGCATCGCGAAGGAAACGACGCCCGGCACCTACAAGGCGCCGACGACCGCTGACCACGGGATGCTGCCCGTCACGTCGTGCGAACCGAAAGCAGTCGAACCTCGAGCCGAGGACCGCGGCACCCGCTCGACGATGCGTGCCCAGGTCTTCGACGCGTACCAGACGACCCAGCACTACGAGATCACCCTCAAGGGCGACATCTTCGCCGGGTCGTTCGGGCACCTGCTGATGGCCTGCTTCGGCACCGACACCACGACCGGCTCCGGACCGTACGTGCACACCTTCAGTGTTGCGGACACCACCTACCCCGGCGTCGCGTCGTACACGATTCACCACTTCGACAACGCGAACGGCGCGAACGGGTGGGGATACACGGGCTGCTGGCTCAAGTCCCTGTCGCTCGAGTACGACAAGCAGAAGCTCGCGAGCTACACCGCCGTGTTCCTCGGCGCCGCTCGAGCGTCGCAGGCGAAGCCGTCGCTCGCTGTCGAGTCCGGATCCGGGTACGGTCCGATCTCCGGGCACCTGCTGTCAATGACGATCGGCGGGTCGGCGCACACCGAGTTCGAGAAGTTCGGCGTCGAGCTCGACCGCGGCACCGAGGTCCGCCAGACGTTCAACGGTGCACGGACGCCGAACAGCGACGCTATCGCTCCAGCGCCGCCGCAAGGCACGTTCAAAGCAACGACGTTCTACGACGACCAGACCGACTACAACCGGTTCGCGAACGCGTCGGAATCGACCGTGGTCGCGACGCTCGGGTCGACGAACCCGGTCGTCACGTTCACCGCGACCGAACCTGACTGGCGGACCGCGGAGGTCAAGCCGGGTGACCTCGGCGACATCATGCGCCTCGACATCGAAGGCACCCTCAAGTATTCGGCGACCGACACCGGCATATGCAAGGTCGCGCTGACGAACGGCCGCTCGGCCGGCTACTGAGAAGGGACACGGCATCGTGGGGAAGAAGGACGACGACCGCAGCGACGCTGTCATCGCCTGCTACGTGGCGCTACCCGACTACGACGACGGCGACGACAAGGCGCGTCTACGGATACGCGACCCGAGGTGGGTGACAACGTCGGACCCCGGCCTCGCTCGTCTGTACGAGGACTTCCTCGCGAAGCAGGCCGCGGCGGACTTCGACACCGGCGCCGGCGTGTACGCGTTCCGGCAGGCGGTGTCTGCGATCGCGAAGTGGCTCGTGCTCGACGTCGAGGTGCCGGGGATGCCCGAAGGCGCCGATCTACCTGAGGCGATTGTCGCTGCGCTCGCCGAGATCGCGACCCAGTCGTTCCTCCCTACGACGGCGGTGCGCGTCCGCCCGGAGCGCGTACCGTCAGCCGCTACCTCCTCGGCGGAACCGTCCGGGTCGTAGACCTCCCGCTGTGGTGGCGACGCTACGACGTGTGCCGCCACATGGGATGGTCCGTAGGCGAGTACGACGCGACACCGCTAGCGGTCCTGCGCGACATCGAATATGCGATCGCTGCGGAACGTCGACACGCGCAGGCCGAACACGACGCCGAGAGGTGAACACGACCGATGGTCGACTTTGCTACCGCTGCACGTGAGCTGCGCCAGGTCGGCGATCAGGTACCCGGCGAGGTCCGCGCGTTCATGGCGTCGGCTGCGAAGACGATCGCCGCCAGGTCGGCGAACAACATCCGTAGTGGAGCGTCCGGGAATCCGACGTTCGTCGGGGTCGTCTACGACGGACCCGACATGGTCGGCGACACCGTCGAGGTGCTGTTCTCGCCCCGCTATCTGGCTCGCTGGCTCGAGGGCGGCACCCGGCCGCACGAGATCACCCGGTCCGACAAGGTCCGTCAGCGCAAGACCAAGGCGTGGGTCCGGAGCGCACGCCGAGCAGCGGTGTCACGCGGGAAGGTCGAGACGATGCTCACGACCGGCCGCGACCAGAAAGGCCAGCTGCTGACGAAGCGTCGCCGCGCCGGGCTGCAGAAACGTCGGGCGTCAGCGATACAGCGCGAACTCACTGGCTATCTCGAAGCCGAGAAGCTCATCGCTGGCGAGGGATACCTCGGACCGCTCGCGTTCAAGGCCGGACAAGGTGATGTGTCCCCGGCCGCGAAGCCGGACTCGAACTTCGCCGCCCGAGTCACGCACCCCGGTGTCAAGCCGACCCGGCCGATCGGCCGCGCCATCGCAGCGACCGCGCCGATCCTCGGACCGCAACTCGCCGCCCGCGTGAATGAGGCGTGGTCGCAGGTGGGCCGATGATCCGCGAGTCCGTCGAGTACGTAATCCGGGGCGATGCGTCCGGGTTGCTGTCGGCGACAGGGAAGTCGTCGCAGGCGATGCGTGGCCTCGATGAGGACGGCAAACGTCTCGACGACACGATCCACACCACTACCCGGACGATGACCGACCGCGTCACTCAGGCCGGCGCGAAGCTCCAAGGGGTCGGTAAGGCACTCACGGTCGGACTCACGGTGCCGGCGATCGCCGGGTTCACGATGATGGCGAAGGCCGCCGCCGACGACGCCGAAGCCCAAGAGGTGCTGTCGCGGAACTTGCGGCAGGCCGCCGGCGCTACCGACGAGGCCGTCGCCGGCGCCGAGGATTACATCACGCAGCTCGCGATGATGAGCGGTGTCGCTGACGACGAGCTGCGGCCGGCGCTCGGCCTGTTGGCGTCCGCGACCGGCGACGTCGGCGAGGCACAGGATCTCCTAGCGGTCGCGCTCGACGTCAGTGTCGCCCGTGGCAAGTCGCTCGACTCGGTGACGCAGGCGCTCGTGCGTGCGTACAACGGGTCGACCGGCGGGCTGTCGCGGATGGGTATCGCGACGAAAGACGCCGAGGGTAAGGCGCTGTCGTTCGAGCAGGTTCTCGCGAACCTGAAGACGCAGACTGAGGGCGCCGCGAAGGCAGCGGGCGAAACGGGTGCGGGGTCGTGGCGTCGACTGATGGTCGCGTTCGACGAGCTGAAAGAGTCGGTCGGGACGGCGGCGCTGCCGATGATGAAGGCACTCGCTGACGGCCTCGGCGCTGTCGTGAACTTCTTCGGGTCGCTCGGTCCGGTCGGCCGTACCGCCGCTACGGCTATCGGCATATTCGCTGTTGCGCTCGGTCCCGTCGCTACTGCGGTCGGCACGATCATGCGAAACGCCCAAGGCATCCTCGGCTGGATCAGGAACCTCGGCGGTGCCGCCGCCGGCGCCGGCGGTTCTGTCGGCGGCCTCGGCTCCGCTGTCGGCGGCCTGACGACCATCCTCAAGGGCGCCGGGATCGCCGCGCTGATCGGCGGGATCATCTTCGCCATAGGGCAGTTCGCGACCGCGACGTCGCGGTTCAAGGCGACGTGGAAGGACGCGTTCGAGCACGCGAAGGAAGGTCCGTCCGGGCTGGAGGATCTCCTCGGCCAGCTCGAGAACCGCCTCGCCGAGATCGACTCGATGTACCGCGGCGGCCTCACCGACCGGTGGCGTGCCGGCTGGAACTACCTATTCGGCGACACGCGCGGGGTCCGGGAGGAAACCGAACGTGCCCGCACTGCGATGCTCGAGACGTGGCAGGCGGTCAATAAGGTCGCGGACGAGGCGCACACGTCCGGGATGAACATCAAGGTCCTCGCGGATGCGCTGAAGATCGACCTCGCCGGCGGCGGCTTCGAGGCGCAGCTGCAGCTGTACGACGCGGCGATGGCGATCCAGGAGGCCGGCGGTAACCTCGACACGTTGACGACCGGTACCGAGGCGGCGAAGCAGTCCCTCCTCGACGTCGCCGCAGGGTCGCACGAAGCTGCCGCGAACGTCGGGGTCCTCGGCGAGGAGGCCGATGAAGCGACCGACCCTGTCGACGGCCTCAAGCGTGCGCTCGACGGGCTGTTCTCGCCGATGCTCGACTACGACGCCGCGAAGGCACGGTTCGAGGACCTCGATCAGCGGCTCCGTGACCTCGCCGCGAACGCTGACGTCACCGGCGCGAAGCGCCGCCGCGAAGCTGAGTCGATCGCCCGCGACATCGCCAAGTCCTACCAAGACGAGATGGCAGCGGCGATGCGTGCCGGCGCGAGCACCGACGACGCCCGCCGTATCCAGGAGCGGTACCGCAACGAGCTGTCGCTGCTATCGCAGAAGTTCCCTGAGGTGCAAGGTGTCGCGTCCCGCTACATCGGTGTCCTCAACAGCACGCCGTCGTCGGTGTTCACCAGCTTCGGCGCGTCCGCTCCGATGAGCTTCGTGCAGCGGTGGAAGGCGCTCATCGAGTCGGTGCCGAAGAGTATGCGCACGAACTTCGAGGTCGCGTACGTGGGAGCGAACGTCGCCCGCGCGATTCTCGGTGTGCCACACCGAGCGAAGGGCGGGTCGTTCCGGCCGGGCGACTGGTCGTGGGTCGGTGAGGAAGGACCGGAGCTAGTGCACTTCGGCGCTGCCGGTTACGTGCACGACGCCGAGGCGTCCCGCCAGATCGCCCGGTCGAAGCCAGGCACCGTGATCGCGCAGCCGCCCGCCGCCGGTACGGCCGGTGTCGCCGGCACGACCGTGAACGTGACGGTCCCGATCGCAGGTCACGTACTGACCGACCTCGACGACGTCACCGCCGCTATCGAAACCGGCCTCGCTCGCGCGATGCGCCGGCAAGGATCCCTCGCATTCTTGAACTGACCTCGGAGGCCGCTCGTGGCGGTGACGCCTAATCCGGTGTGGCGGGTCGAGGTCGCGTTCTCGGCCGGACCGTTCGCGGATCCCGATGCCGCTACTTGGACGGACATATCCGACGATGTGATGTCGGCGCAGGGATCGACGGGGCGGTCACCCGAGGCCGGCCGCACGTCGACGGGCACGTGCCAGGTCGAGGTGTGGGACCCGACCGGCAAGTACGACCCTGCGAACACGTCGAGTCCGTACTACCCGAACGTGAAGCTCGACCGGCTGCTACGAGTCCGGTTCAGCGACGTTGCGGACCGTGTCGTCGCTGACGCGCCGGTCGCGTTCTGGCGGCTCGACGAGACATCGGGGATCCTCGCCGCCGAGGAGATCACCGGATACATCGGCACCTACGTGAACACTCCGACGCTCGGTGTCGGCGGGTCCGCGACGCTCGAGCCGTCGACGTCGGTGTCGTTCGCGTCGGCGTCGAGCGAACGCGTCGACGTGTCGTACCAGGCCGTGTTGAACCCGTCGACCGTCACGGTCGAGGCGTGGATCTACGCAAGCGGCAGCGGTGTGCGGTCGATAGTCACGTCGCTGACCTCTAACCGCGGGTACCGGCTACGGATGAACGCGTCGAACAGGATCGAATGGTCGGTCGGTAACGGCGCGTCGACGTCGACGGTGACCGGCAGCGTTACCGTGTCGCCGTCGACGTGGACTCACGTCGTAGCTACATCGACGGCGTCGGCGCAGACGCTGTACGTCGACGGCGTCGTCGACGGGACCGGGTCGCTGACCTATTCGCCGGCGGTGTCGGGCACGCTACAGATCGCCGCGGACAACAGCACGAACTACTTCAACGGCCGCATCGACAATGTCGCTGTCTACAACACGGCGCTACCCGCCGATGCTGTAGCACAGCACTGCGACATGGCCGCAGGTAGGGCGTGCCGGTTCACCGGGCAGGTCAAGGATTGGCGGCAGAACTACGGCGCCGGCGCCGGCGCGACGACCGTCACGATCGACGCTACCGATCTCGCCGAGTCGCTCGAGCGGGTATCGGCACCGCTCGACCATGAAGCGATAGTGCGGCGCCTCGCGCCCGACCGGTGGTACCGGTACAACGAGATCGCGACCGGCCGGGTCACCGACGAGGGATCGTCGCCGCAGCCGGCGTCGGCGTCGGCGCAAGCGGTGATCTCGGCCGACCCGGTCGTCGGGTACGACCTCACGATCAACGGCGGCGTCACGTACCCGCTGAAGACGCCCGGCCTCGACTTCGGCACCGCTGACTTCACTGTGTCGATGTGGGCGCGGTCGGACACGACCGGCTACACCGAGCAGGTCACCCTTCTCGCCCGGCCGGACTGGCCGCTCGGGTCCGGCACCTACGTGCACCTGTCGCACTGGCGCCAGGACGTCCGTGCCGGCAGCGACGCACGGAACTTCGTCGCTCGGTGCGGTCGGCTGCCGTCGTCGACCGCGTGGACGCACTACGTGATGGTCCGTCAGACGTACGGCGGTAACGAGCACGTGACGGTGTGGGTCAATGGTGACGAGGCCGGCACCTATTCGTGGGCCGGCGCGGCGACGAACATCACCGGCACTACCCCGGTCACGGCGCAGCCGGTCCTCGTCGGCGGCACGATCCACATAGCGCAGCTCGCGGTGTGGGACGGCCAGGTACTCACCGACGACGAGATCGCGATGCTGTGGCAGTCCGGTCCGCCGCGGTGGCAGCACCAGCGACCCGAGGAACGCATCGACACGGCACTGACCCTCGCCGGTGTCGCAGCGTCGACGCAGCTAGGTCGAGGGTCGAGTCTGCTCGCTCCGACCGTCGGCGGCACAGCACTGTCGATATGTCAGGACGCTGCGGTCGCTGACGAGGGAATGTTCTTCATCGACGGCCGCGGTCGCCCGACGTTCTTCGGGCGGCAGTCGAGGCGTCGGCTCGGGTCGGCACCCGTCTACACCTTCGGCGATTCGACGTCGTCGACGAGCGAGATCGGCTACGACACCGTCGTGCTGAACAACGACGACTCGCGGCTGTGGACGGCCGCGATCGTGAACGGCCAGCGCGCTGTTGACACGACCGCAGCGACGACGTACGGCGAACGGTCGCCGGGGTCCGACGAGTCGAGGTCGGTGCTCACCGCCCGCGACTCCAAGTGCCGAGCCGAAGGCATCGTCGCCGCGCACAAGGACCCGGCGACGCGTATCGACGAGATCTCATGGCAGCTACCGCAGCAGCGAGGATCAGCGCTCGTGATGCAGCTCGCGCTCAATGACTGGATACGGGTCGTGCGTCGCCCGCGTGCGGGACAGACGATCACCCGCGACCTACACGTCGAGTCGCTGCGGTGGCACGTCGCTGTCGGCGGCGGCGGCGGTAACGCCGGCGTCGCGACGATGCGCGCGCAGCTTGTCGCGTCGGATCCGGGACAGAACACGGCGGTCACGCTCGGGACGTCGACGTACGCAGGAACGGACGACCTGTCATGGTGACGGTACCGTCGTGGACGTCGCCGCCGACGAAGGCCTCGGGCGACACCGTCACCGCCGCGGACGTCAACGCTGCGCTCGACGACGTCCGGTGGTTCGATGGTCCGCCGGCGTGCGTGCTGCGCCGCTCCGCTAACCAGTCGATCACGACGACGACGTGGACGAATGTCACGTTCGACGAGGCCGACTACTACGACCCGTTCGATATGCACTCGCCGACGTCGAACCCGACCCGGATCACGATCCCGTCCGGTGCCGCCGGCGTGTACCTCATCACCGCGACGTTCTACTGGGCGGCGGCGCCGGGGTGGCTCGGGTCGTGCCGCTTCCGCGTCAACGGAGCAACGATCGTCGGCGAGAACGGCACCGCGAACAACGCGTTGAACGGGTGCGCGTCGACGCACTGGTCATGCGCCGCCGGCGACTACATAGAGATGCAGGTCTTTCAGAACAGCGGCGGCACCGTGACCCTGTCCGGCGCGGGCGCGTGGGCGCCGCTGTTCTCGGCGGTGTGGCTCGGGGCGGTGAGCTAGATGGGTTGGACGTCGCCGCCTACCTACGCCGACGGCGACAGCTTCACCGCCGGCGACTGGAACGCCTACGTCGTCGACAACCTGCAGTGGTGTCGAGGATCAGCGGCGCTGCGGCTCACGTCAACGACCACGACGTCGATGTCGTCAGGGACGGAAACGTCGCAGACGTTCGACCAGGACATCGTGAACACCGAAGCCGGTGCGCATTCGCCGCTGTCGTCGTCGGCGCAGATCGTAATACAGACACCGGGGCTGTGGTCGGTGACCGGCACGATCGAGGCGACCCACACGTCCACCTTCGATGCCTACCTCACGTTGAACGGCCGCACCTACCTCGCTGAAACGTCGAGTGTCGTGGCAGCGTCGCTGCTCGTCACGCTGAACCTGCACACGGTGCTGCCGCTACGTCGCGGCGACCAGCTGTCCCTACACGTGCTGTGCGGCGACACGACGACGACGAGCAACGGCGGCGAATGGACACCGCTGCTGACCGCTGTCAGGGTCGCCGCTATGTACGGCCACGGCGACCCCGAGATCGAGGTCGGCTAGATGGCGTGGACGGACCCTCCGGTCAAGGCAGTCGACGACGGCATCACCCACACTGACTGGAACACCTACGTACGCGACAACCTGAACGCGTTGCGGGTCCGGCCGATGTGCCGCGTGTACCGCACGACCGACCAGTCGATCCCGAACGTCACGTGGACGAACGTCACGTTCAACGCCGAGCGGTACGACACAGCGTCGATGCACTCGACGGTGTCGAACACGGACAGGATCACGATCCCGTCCGGCGGCGACGGCGTGTACGAGATCATCGCTCACGCCGTGTTCGCACTGTCGACCGCGCCGACCCGTGTCATCGGGCTGATGAAGAACGGCACGCTCGAGATCGCCCGGTCCCGCTACCAGTTGCAGATCTCGTATTCGTCGCGGCTGCACGTCGCGACGCAGGTCTACCTGGAGGCCGGCGACTACGTGACATGCCGCGTGTATCAGGACAACGGCTCTGCGCTCGCGTTGCAGTACTCGGGGTCGCAGTCGCCCGAATTCATGGCCGCATGGCTCGGTAACCCCATCGTCTAACGGCAGGAAGGCGCTCATCATGGGCAAGGTCAAGATCGGGATCAGCACGATCGTCGTGTGGATAGCGGCGCTCGCGGCCGCTGCCGGCGCGGCAGCGCAGGTCGCAGGCGACCGGGCGCCGTGGCTCGCCGCGGT